TCCCTTTTTGATAAAGAAAGGTTTTGTGGGGTTGATACCTAAAGGAACTCCAATGATTCAAGTAATACCATTCAAAAGGCAGAAATTTGTAGCAACTTTCAAACGAGATCATTCAAAATTATTAAATGAATGGTTTAAAGCAGCATCTGTATTTTTTGATATTTATAAAAAACACTTTCGAACAAAAAAAGAGTATACAGTAAATGAATCTAAATGCCCATTTGCTAGATTACTCAAGTGATTTACGACATTCTGATAGATATAATTTTTTACTAAAAAATAATAAAAACTCTGCAATTTTAACTGGAGGCAAATAATTTATTATACGAGATTCTACGTATTTTACCTTTGTTTCAGACCATTCTGGATATAATTGATGGAAGCATTCATGGAATGCTGTTGGTATTATGTCTTTTCTATAATCAAATTCTAGGTGATCGTTTTCGTAACATAATCCTACGGATCCTCTCATTTTTCGTAAAACAAAAAAATTAGACTTTTTATTTTTAATCAACTTTAAACATTCATTATACAGCTCGTCTAATTTTTTATTTGTTATTTTCATAACATATTATTTATCGGATAATATTTCTTTAAATTTTGTTTCTGCATCTTTTTGGTTTTGATAAGTAAATCCAGATACTCCCCATTGCGTTGAAGATGGGTACATTTCTGATGGCGGTATATAATTGCCGCCCAATGTCATGCCATTGTGGGATTTAATTTTAATCACTTCAAACCATTCACTTTTCACCGCAATATCTAAATTTTTTTGTTTATATATTGCTACGTCATTTACACGTTTAATCTGAGTATACACAAATCCTTTTTTATTAATTTCTAGTGGTAATTTTTTCATACTTAAAGTATAATATTTTTTAGAGGAAAGATCAACAACAATATATGATAGACGTACTAAAATTGGAAGAGTGTTTTGAAAATGTAATTTTTATAGATAAAAATCACTCTTATAAAATAGATGGAAATAATGCAAGATGTTCCGTAACAACATTATTAAAAAAATATACTCCAGAATTTAAGGGAGAAGGGCCTGCAAGATTTATTGCAGCTAAGCGCGGTGTATCTATTGAGGATGTGCTGGCAGAATGGGATTATAAAAAGGAATATTCTTGCCACAAAGGCACTGAATTTCATAAATTTGCAGAAAATTATTTGGCGAGAAAACAAACCTCTTTGGATGAGGTGGCGGCAAAACAATTTTTTATAAACAAAAACACCATGAACGTTTTGACAGATTTTAAAAACTATAAAAATGAAATGTTAAGCATGATATCAAATTTTTTAAAATTTTATAATTGGTATAAAGAAACATATACCATGGTTAAGTCTGAATTGGTAATAGGAGACGTAGATACGAAAATTTGTGGAACTATAGACAATTTGTCTTTGAATAAAAAAACTGGAGAGTTAGCAATTTTTGATTATAAAACAAATCAAAACATAAAAACAGAAGGATATAAAAAAGAAACTCTATTAGAACCCTTTAAACATCTACAAAATTGTGAAATGGTGAAATATAGTTTACAATTGTGGATATATAAATTAATTTTAGAAAAAAACACTCCATACAAAGTAGGTGATTTGTTTATTGTTTGGGTGGCCAAGGAAGGCAATTATGAATTAATACCAACATTAGATTTAAGTATAGAGGCCAATAAAATATTAGATGCAGAATATAATATTTTATGTTGAAAGGGAAACATCTTGGGTAAATATAATTACAACTAAATAATATTATGGATTCACTAGTCGCAAAATATCTCGATGTATTAAATGAAGATGTCAACAAAACAGGAGTGGTAAAAAACGCTGTTCCAAAACCCGGAGCCGATCTTTTTGGAACACCAAAAGCAGAAGATACTAAAAAACAATCTGAAAACGTAGACATTGAAACACCAAAAGAAGACAAGGACAATTCTTGTGATGAGTGTGACGGAGAACCAGAAAAACTAACAACTAAAAGTGAATCAGTTAATCCTTTTGACGAACTTTATAATAAAATTTTAAAAGAAGAAACATTTGGTTGGGCTATTGATGAAGACGAATCCGAAAATAATGAGTTCGGTGGTGAAGAAGAAATGTCAGAAGAGTCTGAATCAGGGGAAGAAGAAAATGAAGAAGAAAAGGAAGGTTTAGCTGCTGTTTTAGATCATTTAAAATCTGCAGTGTCTGCATTGGAAACATTACTTAATGATGCCGATGAAGAAGAAAATGAATTTGGCGAAGAAGGCGAAGAAGTAAAAGAAGAAGCCGTTGATGCAGAGACTCTTGGCCATGCCTTAGTCGATCAGGAAAGACTTACAGGCGGATTGACCGGTAAAAACAATGTAGTCAAAGCAGGTATCACTGCAGTTAAAAAGAAAGCAGAAGTACCCACATCAAACAAAGGGCATGACGGTGAAGTTAAAAAAGAATCTGAGTCTGCTGGTAAACAATTAACTGGTAAAAATAACAAAGTAGACGGTGTTAAGGTTGGAAATTTATTCAACAACAAATAACATTTATTAAATATTAAAAACATTTAACTCCGTTTGTTTAATAGACAAACGGAGTTTTTTTTTATAAATAAATATATGGACTTTAAAACTTTTTTTTCTACTTCGACACCACATACAAGAGAACATCAACAAACTCCTATAAGGTCGTTCAACAGAAAACGTCTCAATCAGGTTCCTTATTCAAAAAATCCCCAAAAAGCACATCCATATATTACCACATTGCTCAAAAATAAAATTTCCAAAAACGAAAAAATATCTGAATTATTAGCTGCAGATATAGCAAAAGTTTATGGGTTAAATTTTGAAAAAGAAGAAAATAAAGATTTTGTTAAAAATATCAATAGAACTGGTGCATCTATTAAAAGAAAAGGCGACAGTTATTACATAACATATAATCCAGATAAATAATAATATGGAGACTCTTCGTTATTTAAATAAGTCTGTTAATTCCAATGAAAGAAATAATTTTGATAATTGGAATCTAGAACTTATAAACATATATGGGCAGGAGGTTGAATATTATACTAATTTAACACAACTTGCTTCAGCTTATGCTTTATACGGTGAACAACCAGATGCTGGTTTTGCCGATGCACATAAACTTATTGTTTTATTGAATTTAAACAATGACGCTTATCTACTATCAAAATTTGGCATAGTTGCTGATAGTGATTTAAATGGAGTTATACATCCAAAACCCTTTGAATTTATTTTCGGTGCAGGGACTGAACCCAAAGCAGGAGATTTACTTAAATTGACAGAGTTTGGTTCTGACCGTATACATTATCCCAAAAGAGGTGCTACTGTATACGAACTGACAGAAGTTATTGATGAATTTCAAATCAATCCGTTAGGTGGGCATTATATGTGGTTTTTTAAAGCTAGAAGATATGACTTTAGTCATGAACCACAAAGTCCCGGTGCAGGAGAGGGTAATGTTGCTGCAAATGATAATGATGTAATAGAACAACTTTCACAGCAAAATTTTGATTACGAACAATCTGCTTGCACCAGAACTAGTGTTTACGGAGAGTATTAAACCGCAAACACTTCTTGGTCTTCTGTGTTGTCTGTATGATGTATGTGAATATTATACATATCTTGCAATATTTTGCGATGTATAATATCTTCTACGCCATTAATATAATCTTTAATATCAAGAGGTTTAAATTCAATTTCATCTAATTTTTTACCCCTTTCTTCACCTTTATCGGCAATAAGATTAACAGCTTCGTATAGAGCAATCCATCTAGCTAAGCACCCAGCCTCTTCATATATTTTTTTCAACGGAGATGTTGTTTTAACATTGTTTGTTTGCGTGTGTGTTTGTGTTTGCATATTATTTCTGTAAAAGTGAATTGATTTCTAGAGGTTCTGTGGTGCGTGCTACTATAAATTGAATAATCACTGAATTGTTATTGTCGCAACCAGAACATTTAAATTGTATTTTTTCGTGTTGATCTGGAATAAACGTCATAACATTTTTGGTTGAACAATATGCGCAGTCCAAAATAGTGGATAGATTTTCTAATTTGTCCAATTCTTTTTGTTTTGTTTTTTCTTTAAAATAATTGGTTATAACATTTAACAATACGGAATATAAAATGTATTGCAGTATAACAAAAAAACTAAAAGTAAACCAAAAATTACCAATAAACAAATAAGAGGCATATCCGGCTATACTAGAAATACCCAAAACTAAAAGTGAAGATTTTATCAAATTTTTCATTTGATATTAATTTATAGAATTAAATAGGGAATATCAATTTAATTCTGCTTTATTAATTACGTTAACCCCTATATTTTTAATTATATCCAATGCATTTTTACAAAGTTTTAAATATTTTTTTAAATCTTTTCGCTGAGTGGGTGATAAAGAAGGGTTGTTTTTAAGGGCCTGATTAATTTTATTGCCAGCTGTCAACAGATAAATATAACTGTCTGATAGGTCTTCAGTCACACCTTCTAACGGCCACGGAATACTTGGTATATGTGGAGAAATTGCATTTGCCGGTGCCGGAGTTGCGGATGTGTTTTGCTGGTATGGATAATTGTAACCTGCTTTGTTTGAATATGGAACGAAGTCTTTTCTTGGTGGTTCATTATACGCAGTGTATTGTTTACCACCAGGAGCACCAAGCATTTCTTCTATAACTTCGTTTAGTTTCATTTAAACCTTTCCTATGCGTACTAAATTGCCACATCTATCACACTGCCAACGTATTTGTTTTTCGCCTTGTCCACTTTGTACCACTTTTCCTATCACTGTAGCACCACAGTATATACATCCAATAGGTTTATTTGAAAGGGTTTGATATTCTGGTTGATCGTTCATAATACTATTTAGTCCCACTCTTAGGTTTCCAAGTGTCTTTTTCATTTTCTAATTTGTTTACTACAAATTTAACGAATTCAGATCTGACTATATCGTCTTTTGTAAATTGAAAATAATGTATACCATGTTTTTTGGACTCTTCGTCTGCAAAAATATCACATATTTTTGAAAACCCCCCGGATTTATTTTCTGCCAAATCCGATTGCATAGGATCACCACAAAATATAATTTTTGAAAATTCTCCCATACGTGTAATAGTGGTAATCAATTCCCTAAAAGTTATATTTTGGCATTCGTCTACTATAATAACTTTAGCTGCCCAGTGTAATCCTCTAATATAATTTACAGGCGTTGCACTAAATCTTTCATCATTACGCAAACGATTTAAAGTACCTTTTTCTAAAAGTTCCTCTAATTTTTCCATAAATGGAACCATATAAGCTTCAAACTTTTCATCGATAGAACCTGGCAAATAACCGATTTTAGAATCCGCACTTTCAACAGCACTTCTGATAAAAACTATGTCTGATATTTTTTTAGATTTTAATAGATTTAAAGCACCGTAAACTGCTGTAAGTGTTTTAGATGTGCCTGCCGGCCCTTCTATTAAAATACACTTGGCATTTTTGTCTTTAATAATTTCTATTAATTGTTTTTGTTTTTCTGTCCAAGGTAATTCTTTAATAGAAAATTCAAATCCAACTTTTTCTCTTTGAAAGACATAAGGAGATTCATCTTTCGATTTTTCAATGTATGTATTTGAATTTTCTGTTTTGTTTTTTGTTTTTTGCTTTTTGTGCATAAATTATGATTTAATTCCGGGCGTACTAGTCGCTGGTGGAATTACTGCTCCTGTTGGTGTGGTCGCAGTTTGTTGAACATTTGTGTTTGTTTGTTTTTTATCTTCGTCCTGATCCAATATATCCGCTATAGCTTTTAATACATTCTGATCTGTGACATTAGCCTTTTTTAATATTTCTGTGATAGCTAATGTTTTTATATTAGAATTGGTTGGATTGGTTGGATTGGTTGTTTGATATTCATTAAGAAGATCAAAACACAATTGTTCGTATAATTTCATATTATCATTTATATTTATCCTTTGTATCGAAATATTCAAAATGGGTCTTTAATAGGATAAATATTTTTATATCAAATTTATGGCAACAACAATAATCCAATCACCAAGAACTATTGAATCACCCGGTGTTCAAATCATAGAAACAGATTTGACCGCAAGATCATCAGATAGAGATCTTGTCCCAACTGCAGTCGTAACCGGATTTGCTTCACAAGGCCCTACGGACGAAATAATCACCGTTAAAAGTACATCTGAATTTCAAAACATTTTCGGATTACCGCAAAACGCAGCAGAAAGATATTTGTGGCATACTGTAGATCAATTATTGGCTTCTGGGCCAGAAGTAAAAGTGACTAGACTTCCATACGGAGCTAACGGTGGCGACGGATCTCAAAATTATTATAGTGCATTGTTGTTCCCTGTATTGCCACACGGTACAGACTTATCTTCAGCTTCTGCTTATTACATATTGCCTCCCAAATCTATATTAATAAGTGACGGAGAATATGAAACTTACATTAAAGAAAATAATGTGAATTGGAATTCAAGTGTAGGGTATGTCAGTTCATTAAATGCACAGACATTTACGTTAAACACTTTAGTAGCTTCTAGTATTTTCTTAGATATTGTTACAGAATTAAATATTAATGATCCAGCGGATTTGGCGGACATTGAAACTTGGACAGAACCCGGTTGGTATACCCCGACAGTACCAAATACCAATCAACATTATTTGACACGCAGTCTTTCCGATTATGATATCAATGGTATATTTATTGATAGATTGAAGGATTATATTAAATTGGATGTCAATAATAAAACTGGTTTAACAAATCAACTCGGAAAATATCAAGGTGCTCCTACTGTTTGGGTTGATCAATTTACTACAGACTTTACTACAATAATTAATAATACAACACCTTATGAAGATTATGTATCCGGAACAATTTCTGATGATATTGATTATAATTTAAAATACCATTCTTTAAGATCTGCAGAGTCATTTACTGTAAACAATTTAGAAGATATACATAAGGCTGGTATTGTTGTAGTAAACAAAGACAAGTTGGGTGTAAATGAATTGTATGAAGGGTTTTATATAGGCTTGACTGATAACTCAGACGATACACCAACTACAAATTTTGAATCTATTAAAGAGGTAAAAGCTGTTAATAATGTAAAGGAAAGCACTGGTTCT